TACTAGTTTACAAAATATTACTAAAGATATTATGGACGCCACAATGGACCAAATTCACGCGGTTGCGGTGGAAATTATGAGTAATAGTCAAGAAGAGGTTCCAAAGGATACGACAGCGTTAGTTAGAAGTGGTTTTATTGTTGAGGAAGGAGATAGTATCATTTTAGGGTATGGTGGACCTAACACTAAGATAAACCCTAAGACTGGGATACCCACTGAGGAATACGCCTTAAAGGTACACGAGGACTTATATATGAACCATCCCAATGGTGGTAAAGCTAAGTTCCTGGAGGACCCATATTATGAGGCTTGTAATAATTTAGATGAATTACTTGTTAATCCGCTAAAGTCTATTTTTAAATAAGTAGGTGATTTTGTGAGATTATTAGAAAACGTAGCAAATGAGATTACAAAAGCTGGAGTTTGTACCGAACTTGATAATGATATATTTATATACATTAAACCCAAAGACCCAGATGGTGTTGTTGTATTATCTGAGTATAAAGGTAGTAAAATTGCTCAGTTTACTAATACAAATGTAAGGTCAGTGCAAATTTTATCCAGGGATAAGCGTAATATGGTTGCACGTGAAAAAATATGGAAAATTTATGACTTGTTACATAAAAACGACAATATAATAATGTTGGGTAATAAGTTATCACTTATAGTACTTAGACATACACCTATTTCAATAGGTGTAGATGAAAAAGGACGCTATGAGTGGGTACTAAATGTAGGAATTACCTACAATAACAACAAGGAGGGATAGCTATGGCAGCACCAATAGAAAAACTTTCGGCTATGCGTATAGGTTGTGATAACCTTGTATGGGCGAAATTAATAACAGATGATGGTGTAACATTAGAGTATGATACACCAGTGGCATTACCAGGTTTAATGTCAATCGGGATAAACCCAAATACTGAAAGTGCAACAGCTTTCTATGATGATGGTCCAGCTGAGGCGGCTACTACTTTAGGAGCAATAGATGTTACTATACAAAAGTCAGCACTAGGAACTAAAGAGGCTGCGACACTTTTAGGTCATTCTATGGACGCAAATGGAATGATAATATACGGTGCTAATGACAAGGCTCCAGAGGGCGCACTTGGATTTAGAACTATGAAATCAGATGGTACTTACAAGTATTGCTGGTTATTAAAAGGTGTTTTCGTTGATGGAGAAGAAGAAAACGAAACTAAGGGAGATAGTATAAACTTCCAGGCTGACCAATTAACTGGAAACTTCGCTAAAGTTAATAAGAAGTTCACAATAACTGACACAATAACTGGTGAAGAAAAAGACACTCAACCTTGGAGAGTTATGGTTGACGCTGGAGCAGAAGGTGTATCAGACGAACTTATAAAACAATGGTTCAATGAAGTTGTAACACCAGATTTTTCAGCATAGTAGTATAAACTACTATTAAGAACGTAGGGTAGCTACCTACGTTCTCTATTTATAGATTAATATAAGTCGATTTATATAAGTATATAAAATTTTTAGGAGGAATGGGAAATATGGCTAATATAGCAAAAATAAAATCAAAACCTATACAAATAGAATTAGATAAAAAGAGAAATTTAAGATATACTTTAGGTTCATTTGCTTACTTAGAGGAAACTTATGGGAGCATAGACGCTGCGTTTGAGAAAATGGAAAAAGGGTCAATGATGGCAATAATAGATATAATATTTGCTGGACTTATGCACGAGGACGCAAGTTTAACTAAGCACCAGGTTTCACATATGATAGACATAGCTAATATGAATGAAATAGTTGAGCAAATAACAAAAGCTATGGGAAATGATGTTAATGGGACTACTACAAACCCAAACTAATATCCCCAAGTGTAAATAATAAGTATGCTACGAAAGCGGCTAATGCTGACGATGATGGTTGGCCTTGGCCGCTTTTGCTATTGGTGGCACTTAAAGAGTTAAATATCACTGAGCAGCAATTCTGGGATATGACACCGATAAAGTTTGCGGCACTTGTTGAGGCACTTGGGGAATTAAATTCAGTGGATGAAAGTCCATCACAAAGTAATAGTCCTAACCATCAACCTAAGCTGACTACAATAGATAAGATACCAGGTTGGTAATCATATTAGTTTAGGGGGGTTAATATGGCAAATATAGCAGATTTACAAGTCAGTCTTAATCTGGATACTAGTAAGTTTAAAAGTGATGTAGCAGCAGCAACTAATGATGTAAAGCAGCTTAAAGAGGCATTAACTGGACTTAGAAGTAAAACATTTAAGATTGATTTGAGTACAAATATAAAATCTCAGTTAGCTGGATTTAAGAGTGCTAAGACTGAAATAAAAAATCTACAAAAGCATTTAGATGGATTACAGTCTAGTATAAAGGCTAACACTGGGAATAAAACACTTAATCTACAAGTAAATTCAAATGCTGAGAGGGTACATACAGATTTAAAAAATATCAATGTAAATTCTAAGCTACTTAATACTACATTACGTGGATCAAGCGGAGCGTTAAGTTCATACAATAACGCATTAAAAGGAATACATTCTTCAATAAAAGGTGTATCATCATCTATAAAAACTCTTACAAATGATGTTAAGAGATTAAATGAGGCCCTTAGTAAAAGTAATACACAATTAAAACAAATGGGAACTAAAACTATCAAAATAAAAGCTGATAGTAATATACCTAAAGTTACTGGAGCAGCCTCACAAAGTTTATACAAACTAACTGGTACATTCACTAATATGGAAGGTACTATGAAACGTACCTTTACTGGAGTGGGTCAAAGTATATCTGAGGCTCAAAAAAATATGAAGTCAATGGCTAAGAACACTGAAAACTTAAAGCAAGTTGGTTCTAGGTTACAAGCTACATTTAAGGACGCTAATGGTAAGATAGTAAAAACTATGAATGAGGCTAACTCAGCTGTTAAAAAGACTACTCAATCTACAAAACAGCTTGGTAGTGCATTAGCTAATATAAAAAATGTTGCGCAAGGTATAGTAATAGCACAATCATTCTATACAGCTGTAAATGCGGTTCAAGATATGTTAGGTAGTATGTGGGAAATGCACAAAAGCGTTGAAACTAACACTATGGCCTTTGAGCAATTAACTGGGTCAGCTGAACGTGCTAAGGATATGATAGCCTATTTACAAAAGTACTCAGCTAGTACAGTATTTACATTTGAACAAGCCTCACAATCAGCTAAGACCTTATTAGCATATGGATTTAAGTTAGAAAACTTATCATATGTTATGCAAACAATCGGGGACGCTACAAGTGCTATGGGTAAACCAGAAAACTTTGAGCGTATCGGGTTAGCTATGGGTCAGATGTTAGCTAAAGGTACAGCTAAGGCGGAGGAACTTCGTCAGTTAATGGAGGCTAATGTCCCAGTCGTTGAAATACTTACAGAAAAACTTGGACTGACAGCGGCACAAGTAGTTAATATAGGGGACGAGGCTATTTCATCAACTAAAGTTGTTAATGCCTTATTACAAGGATTAGAGGAAAGATACGGTGGTATGTCAGCTAATATGGCTACAACTACTACTGGACTTCTAAATAATATAAGGGAAAGTATAGCATATGTAGGTTCACAATTATTTAAACCTCTATATGATAGCTTATCTGGTATATTAAAGCCTATTGCTGAAAAACTTAATGAGTTATCTACTGTAATAAGAAAAGCTGGAATAGATGGAGCATTAAAATACTTATTCCCTCCAGATATGTATAACTCTATAAAAGTATTTTTAGGATTACTTTCACAACTAGGTCAAGCTATCTATGGACTTATAAAAGCTATTGCACCAGTTGGTAGAGAACTTATGTATAGCTTTGTGAATGTATTTAATGTAGCCTCTCCTATTATAATAGTATTCCTAAACGTACTATCAAAACTTATGAGTGTACTTACAGCTAATAGAGCAATACTACAAGCATTTATAACAACATTTATAGGTTTCACAATAGTAACTACTGTTACTAGAATGATAAGGGATTTCTCAATAGGACTTGGGTTATTAGCTAATATAACTAGCTTTGCTACTAAAGCATTTACACTACTTAGGGGTGCTATGTTACTTTTAGTTAAAAATCCAGTAGTTGCCGCAATCACACTAATATCTGGAGCGCTTATTGCACTTGTAATGAGTAGTGAACGAGGTCGAGCAGCTATTGATAAACTTTGGGTAAGTTTAGCTAGACTTATGGGAATAAAGAATGTTGAAATATATAAACCTTTAGACCCAGGGGACCTAGAGGATGATTTAGATAACTTCTTTGATAAACTGGATAAAAATATTACTGGTGTTGAAGGTAGTACAGAGGATATGGAGGACGCCCTTGGTGGTGCGAGTAAAAAAGCTGAAAAATTCGTAGCGTCATTTGATGAATTATTCCAAGTACCAGAGAAATTAGATGAAACTGGAAACGCATTGGGTGGACTAACTGATGGATTATTTGACGATTTAGGAACTGGTGGACTTGATGAAATAGGTAAGGATTTAATAGATACTGGAGCATTTGATATTGAACCAATAGACATTGAGGTTAATATAATACCTCCAATTATGCCTACATTACCTAAACCAGAACCTATATTAGTTCCAATATTAGTTACTGGATTAGCAGCAGCACTTAACGCACTTAGAGAACTAGGACGTGCATTATCTCAAATACCTTCTAAAGTATCAAGTTGGATTGATGTACAAGTTGGAAACGCAAAGGTACTACTTGGTGAATTACAAAAGTTATTAAGTTCAATTCCAAGTAAAGTATCTAGTTTAATAGATATACAAGCACCTAACGCAATACCTTTGATTGATGGATTAGCACATAGTATAAATAATGTATTAATACCAGGTTTAGCATTGATACCTAACTTCTTTAGGGGTACAGTATTCCCAGCATTTGATGAATTATTACAAAAAATATTATCACCATTACCTGGGTTTAGTCAGTTAAATCAAGCTATCACTGGTACAATGATACCTGGATTTGATTTATTACATCAAAGTTTAACTTCAATGTTACCAGGTTTTGCACTTATACCTCAAACTATGACTGGTACAGTATTCCCAGCATTTGATGAATTTGTTGAGCGTATGAAAAATCAAGTTATAACAATTATCCAAGCTATGCCTGGAGAAATAGCTGTAACTATGGCGGCGCTAGGTCCAGCAATTTCAACTGGAATACAAACAGCTGGTACAGCTGCGGCAAATGTAGCAGCAGCAATATTAAAACCATTTGCTGAGTTAAGCGCAAATATATTATCAGTACTAGCACAAGGTTTCGCTAGTGTAATTCAATTCTTTGTTGGATTACCTGGTCAAATTGGAGCCGCTATATCGCCAGTTAAAGAGGTTATTTCATCTAAGTTTTCAGAGGCATTTAGTGGTGTAACTAACGCGTGTACTACATTTATGGACTGGATGGAAGGAAAATGGGGATGGTTAGCTGGTGCATTAGCGGTAATAGTAGGTGTTATAGCTATAACACTAACTGGTGGATGGACCGCAATAGGTGCTGGGATAATGGCAATAGTAGGACCAGTGATTTCCTGGATAGGTAGTATATGGAGTACACTTATGGGTACAACATTACCTGGTTTACTAACTAAAGGTGCTGCGGTGTGCGGTACAATATTCAGTGTATTTACTGGTGGTATG